CACTGTGGGTACAACGAGCATCCAGTAGCTTTAGAATTTGATCACATTGATCCTTCTACTAAAAAATTTAGCATTGGTAGTCAGTTAATGTCCATGTCATGGAAATCAATTCATGAAGAAATAGCAAAATGCCAAGTGCTCTGCGCTAACTGCCACCAAATCCACACCTATGAATCAAATCACTACGCAGTCCGACGCGCCTAACAAGTACTCACCTGCTTATTATCAACGTGGATCTTACCAAATTTGGGATTTTATTGTGGATCAGCAGCTGGATTTTCTGGCTGGCAATATCATTAAGTATATCTGCCGTGCTGGTCACAAAAATCACGAATCAGAACTTGATGACTGGCTCAAAGTTAAAGCCTATGTTGAGCGTAAAATCCAACAACTTTCATACGAACGCAACCGATGACAACCACACCAAAGTATCTAATTGAACAGGCTTTTGTCTTTCGGGTTGCCGCTGAGCAATCCTTAGATCCAAAGGATGAAGGTGTTCAAGAAATGCAGATGCGTTTGATTCGGGAAGAGTTCCATGAATTCATTGAAGCACACTGCGCCGAAGATCACAGCGATGATGCTGAGCATACCCTCAAGGAACTAGCAGATCTTGTCTTTGTCTGCTACCAGTATGCCTTGGCTCGTGGCTGGAATCTGGACACAGCGATGGCTAGGATATTTGAAAGCAATATGAGCAAATTCGTGGATGGCAAGCCCCTCCGCCGCGAAGATGGTAAGATACTCAAGGGCCCGAACTACCAACCACCATTCCTGACTGACCTTCTATGACCGCCTCTCAAATTGCCCGCACTGGCCGGGTTCAAAGCTGGATTGATGATCCAGAATCACGCCTGCCTGTGTCTTGTACTGTCTTCGTTGTTGAAGATGAAATGGAAGGTCCCAATGGAATCGAAGCCAGTTGGAGATTCGTCTCCCATGCCCTCCGTAACGGAGCAGGAGTTGCTGTCCACCTTTCTAAACTCCGTGAGCGGGGAAGTGAGAACGGTAAAGGACTCGTAGCGTCAGGTCCTGTCTCTTTTGCCCGCATATATTCAACGCTCAATGAAATCCTAAGACGTGGTGGCATTTATAAGAATGGTGCTGTTGTGTGCCACCTTGATTATACTCATCCAGATGCCCTTGAATTCGTCAACGCATCACGCTCTGAGTTGTCCTGGGTTAAGCGGTGTCTTAACGTTGATGGTGCCTTCCTTTCCGGTGCGTTTCCTGAGCTAGTGGAAGCAACCCTTGAAGGAATTAAAAGGGGTGACATCTGGCTTAATAAGATCCGCTACGACTCAGTAGGTAATCGTATTTATGGAAATGTCTGCCTTGAGGTTTATCTACCTAGCCGTGGCACTTGCCTTCTTCAGCACATCAATCTGGGTGCTTGTCAACGTGAGGATCTCGTTCCAGCTTTCATAGAAGGAATGACTTCCCTGATTAATCTTCACGCCAATACAGGCGTTGGAGATACAGGCGAGTACCTTTCACCGGAAGTAGACCGTCAGGTTGGACTAGGTGTTCTTGGGTTGGCTAATTTCCTATGTCAGAATGGGGTAACTTACAAACAATTTGGCGAAGCTCTCGATGCTTACATCTCACACCAACCAGTATATACACCAGCCTACCTCCTTGTTTCAGAGTTGGCTAAGTCAATCGAAATTGCGGCGCAGATCGCTCGTCATGCGCAAATGCAGCGGGCCTTTGCCATTGCTCCTACCGCTTCTTGTAGTTACAATAATGTTGATCTTCGGGGGTACACTACCACTCCTGAGTTGGCTCCTCCTATTAGCCGCCACGTTGACCGCGATTCTGGGACGTTTGGAGTACAATCGTATTCGTACCCGCCTGATTGCGAGATCGCATCGGAAGTAGGCTGGGCTGATTACAAAAAGGTAGCTGATGGAATTGTAACGTTGTTCCGCGCAACGACGCTATTCCATGGGTACTCCTTTAACTCATGGTCCGATGTTGTTACTTACAACCGTGAGTTCCTAAGGGATTGGATGGCGTCATCCCAAACATCCCTCTACTATGCCCTTCAAGTATTGCCAGACACCCAAGCAAAGGATGATGCAATGGCTGCGCTTGATGATGACTTTAGAGATCTTTTTTCCTTTGAGGAAGAGACTGAGTTTAAAAACGAACCTTGTATTCCTTGTGGAGAATGACTAAGCATACATCACCTTATGATCAAGTAATCTCCAGAAAGCGGAAGTGGACGCCTGTTGCGGTTCAACGTGGGAAGTTGGTTGATGGTGCTGAGGATGCCCTATTTAGGGCTCTTGGTCTCCGTCACCTAGAACTACCCGTCCGTGAGTTCCTACAACAGGGACTTGAAAAGGAACTACCTAAGACCCCTGGTGTTAGGGAAGCCCTTATGTCAAATCAATTGGATGAAGAGAGGCATGATCAAGCTCTTAACTATGTAGTAGCTGCTCATGGTTCAGATCAAAAGTTTGAATCAGAAGCAAAGCACATTCTTAAGGCGTGGCTGGATGCCCCTGAACATCCATTACTAAAAGCCGCAATCCTTGAACGCAGTGTCTTCTTCGTCATCCTTCCTTTCTTCCGATTCAATGGAGACATTGGAATCAGAACCACAGCAGCCGACATCTCCAGAGATGAACAAACTCACGTTGCCATCCACTCGATGGTCTGCTCTGAGCTTGGCCTCAAGTCCACATCAAGCCTCAATCGACTTCGCAGAGCGACTGTGGGATGGGTAGTAGATGGGCTTGGTAAATCTGAAAGCAAGTATCTTGATAAGGATTTCTGGTTGGCTCAATCAGATTCTCTTTATGAAAAAGGAAAGGCACCTGGCCTATCCGATACCAAACGTGCCCGAATGCCTGCCTTCTTTGAGGCAGCAAACAATGACCTTCCCCAATATGGCTGACGCTTACTTCGACGCTGAAACCATTCCCCTAACCAGTGTTGTTGGTGGACGCATTGATCTAGCTATTCTTACTGAAGAGTTGGATCGAATGTATCCAGATGATTATCCTGATCATGAAATGACAGCATGGGAAGCTGGCCGTATGGCTGGTGCTATTGCGGTGATCCGCTACCTTAAATCTAAACTAACTTAGTATCATGTGCCTTTCTCCAAAGATGCCTGCGATGCCGGAACCACCACCCCCGGCACCAGCTCCTGTTCAAACCACCACCGATACCACACCAACCACGGTTAAAGCCTCTAAGTCAAAGCGTGAATCACTTCAACAAGCAGGTAAGGGTACGTCTAGCTTGACCATTCCCCTCAGTACCGGTGGTGCTGTTCCTTCAATGACTAACCTTAGTATTGGTAAATAACAAACATGGAAAATCAATCTGCCGCAAGTCGTTACGCAAAGCTGGCAAGCGACAGAACGATCTTTCTCGATACTGCTAGGGATTGCGCAGCCCTTTCTGTTCCTTATCTATTGACACCCACGGGTGTTGTTAATGGACAGAAGCTGCCCACTCCTTGGCAATCCATGGGCGCTAAAGGCGTTAACGTCATGGCATCTAAGCTGATGCTAAGTTTGTTCCCCGTGAACGCAACTTTCTTTAAGCTTCAGATTAATGATGGTAAGCTTAGCTTGGACCCCAGTTTAAGTGCTGCTGTTAAATCAGAGATTGACCTATCGCTTTCCAAAATGGAACGGGTGGTCATGCAAACCATTGCTGAATCACAGGATCGAGTCATCCTACATCAAGCAATGAAGCACCTAATTGTAACCGGAAATGCTCTGGTATACATGGGTTCAAGTGGTGTTAAACTTTATCCTCTTGACCGATATGTGGTCGTCCGTGATGGAGAGGGTAATCCCACCGAGGTCGTTACTGTTGAATCAATTGACCGTCAATTCCTACCTGCTGAATTCCAAACAGAACAAGCAAGGAATGTAAATGATGTAGCTGATAATACTAGTGCTCCTAGTGTTGATGTTACTGTTGGTGAAAATGAAGTTGCTGTTTACACTTGGGCTAAGCTCAAGGATGGACAGTGGCGATGGAGACAAGAAGCAGAAGGGAAGATACTTCCTGACTCTCTTGCTAAGGCTCCTAAGAATACCACTCCTTGGTTACCTCTCCGCTTTAATATTGTGGATGGGGAAGATTATGGGCGGGGTAGGATTGAAGAGTACCTAGGTGACCTAAGGTCCCTTGAGGGGCTCATGCAAGCCATGGTGGAGGGCTCTGCCGCTGCTGCCAAGGTAGTGTTCCTGGTGAGCCCAGCAGCTACTGTGAAGCCCAGTACGCTGGCTAAGGCTGGCAATGGAGCAATCATTCAAGGTAGGGCTGAGGATGTCACTGCTGTTCAAGTGAGCAAGCAGGCTGACTTCTCTTCTGCCTATCAGATGATCCAGTCCCTGACGCAGCGGCTATCAGAAGCATTTCTCATTCTGTCCGTACGTCAAAGCGAGCGTACTACTGCCGAAGAGATCCGTGCTACCCAGCAGGAACTCAATGAGCAGCTAGGGGGAATCTATGGTAACCTTACGGTGGAACTGGTTCGCCCGTACCTCCAACGGAAACTATTCACCCTTCAACGTTCCAAGGAACTACCACAGCTACCAAAGGGTATTGTTTACCCAACCATCATCGCAGGCCTTGAGGGCATTGGCCGGGGGCAAGATCGTGAATCACTCATGATGTTCCTTCAGACAATCTCACAAGCCCTTGGTCCCGAGGCTATGGCTCAATACATTGACCCAGAGGAGGCCGTTAAGCGTCTTGCTGCTGCTCAAGGTATTGATACCCTTAAGCTGGTTAAGACCGCTGATATGCGTCAACAGGAACAGCAAAAGGCAGCACAGCTTAACATGACTACCAGTCTTGTTGGGCAAGCAGGACAGCTGGCTAAAGCTCCGATGATGGACCCAACCAAAAACCCTGATTCTATTGAAGCCCTACAAAATGTCGTCAATTCAGCCTCGCAAGCAACCGGCCAGCCAGCCCCAGGACAACCTGCCCCTCAACAGTAACAATGAAGAGGTTCGTCATCGTTGGGATGATAGTGCCCTTGATAAAGAGCAGGCTCCAGTAAAGATCACACCAAAGGAACAATTTAAATATGGTGATGTTAAAGTCACCTCTCCTGGTGTTGGCCGTGTTTCTATTACCATTCACTAAACCAAATGTCTGAAATTGTTTTTGATGCTACTGATCCAGATGTTACGTCAGCTCGACAAACCGAAGAGCTACGTCTTATGGAACAAGGCAGCCAGCTAATTGAAAAACAAGAAGCTGAGGCCGAAGATAAATATCGCCGCAGTGAACTTGAAGCCCAAGAACACTCTCAGTATGCTGGTAAATTTAAATCAGCAGAAGACCTTGAAAAGGCATACCTAGAACTTCAAAAGAAACTAGGTCAGAAAGAAACCGATGAGTCCTCTTCGACAGATGAAAACGAGAGCGATGATGACGGTGATGCTGCTGAGGAAGAAACCCCAGTAGCTAAACGAGTCAGCTTCCTAAAGGAGGCATCAGACGAGTACTACTCTAATGACAATCAACTTAAGCCCGAGACAATCGAAAAGCTTAAGGAGATGCCCTCCGAGGAACTCATCGAAGCTTATCTTGAACTACAAAAGAACAATCCTGTTGTTCAATCTCAACCCCTATCTGATGATGCTGCTAAGAGTATTGTAGCTTCTGTCGGTGGACAGGATGCTTATAATGATACGTTAGCCTGGGCTGCTGATAACCTCAAACCTGAGGAAGTTGCTGCCTACGATAACGTTGTCAATAGCGGTAACAAGGATGCTATTTTCTTCGCTGTTCAAGCCCTCAATCAACGCTATCGAGATTCCGTTGGATTTGAAGGTCAACAAGTGTCCGGCAAAGCACCAAAGAGTAGTGTCAAAGGATTCCGCTCTAACGCTGAACTAGCAACTGCTATCAGTGACAGGCGGTATCGTACTGACCCTGCTTATCGGTTTGATGTTGAACAAAAACTAGCCGCCTCTGGCGACTTGCTCTAAAAGGTTTAGACGCGCCGTAAGCAATATAAAAGTCCTTTGCACAATCATCATGCTTCCTCTTCTAACTACTCTGTCTGTCTTAAGCTCTTGGTATGGTCCTGGTTTCCACGGGAACCTAACTGCCAATGGTGAACGATATAATCAAAACGGCCTTACGGCAGCGCACAAGACACTACCATTTGGAACACGCCTTCGGGTATGTTTTTCTCGGTGTGCCGTTGTTCGGGTCAATGATCGTGGTCCCTATGCTCATGGCAGGGGACTTGATCTAAGTAAAGGTGCGGCTGACAAGATCGGTCTGACCGGCTCTGGAGTTGGTAGAGTCTCCGTGACTCGCCTTAATTAAAACATGGATTGGGGGCACCTCGGAGTAGGACCCCCTTTCTTATTGAGGAAGGATACCTCGTTAAAAAACCAACCGGTTGGAGTATTGGCCCGCTGCGGTGGACACCCAATACAACACATCTATTGCCTTATCTTCAAATACAAGTACTTGTAATCGTTATAAATCCTTTTTATTGAGTATCCTAATGACTGCTACCGTATCTTATCTTGGCGCCGCTAACAAAGCGGGCGGCCAATCTCCTACTTATGCTCAGCGGACTAACTTGTTCCTGAAGCTCTTTACGGGTGAGGTTTATGAAGCCTTCCGTAACTCTACTATTGCTAAGGATCTGGTGATGAACCGGACCCTGCGTGGTGGTAAGCAAGCTCAATTCATTCACACTGGCCGCATCACCGCTGCTTATCGCACTCCTGGTGTGCCCATCCTCGGTTCGGGTAACCCAGCAGCAGCTGAAACCACCATCGCGTTGGATGATCTGCTGGTCGCCTCTGCTTTCGTCGATAACCTCGACGAGATCATGAGCCAGTATGACATTCGTGGCCCTATCGCCCGTCAGATTGGTCAAAGCTTGGCTGAATTCTATGATCGCCGTATCTTCCGCGTTCTGGACAAAGCCTCTGCTGCTTCGGCTGCTGTGACCGGTGAGCCTGGTGGCTTCCAAATCAACCTTGGTGCTTCCAAGGAATATGATGCTCAAGCACTGGTTGATGGCTTCTTTGAAGCTGCTGCCCGTCTTGATGAAGTGGCTGCTCCTAAGGATGGTCGTGTGGCTGTTCTGAGCCCCCGTCAGTACTACGCCCTGATCTCTCAGGTTGATACCAATATCCTTAACCGTGAGTACGGTGCTGCCGGTGGTAGCATGAACTCTGGTGATGGTCTCTATGAGATCGCTGGTATCTCCATCAAGAAGTCCAACAACATCCCCTTCCTTGGGAAGTATGGTTCGGCTTCTGGCGCTGCTATTGATGCTGCTGCTGTGACTGGTGAGAACAACACCTATGGTATTGCTACTGACTTCACCAACAGCTGTGGTTTGATCTTCCACCGCGATGCTGCTGGTGTCGTTGAGGCTATTGGCCCCTCCGTGCAAACCACTGGTGCAGATACCAAGGTGATCTATCAAGGTGATGTGATTGTGGGCCGTCTGGCCTATGGTTGCGGTGCTGTGCGCGTCGGCGTTGCCGGTGCTTTCCGTAATACTTGAGGGTCTTTACCTTTAATACTGGGGCTGACTATTAAAGGTTGGCCCCTTTTCCTTTAATAACTTGTCCGAATTATGACCACACAACTCCAAGCTCTTAACAAGATGCTGACGGCTATCGGGCAGGCACCAGTGGTGTCACTCGATACCTCTAACCCAGAAATTGCTACAGCTTTATCAATCCTTGATTCTGTTAATCGGGAAGTTCAAGGGGAAGGATGGCATTTCAATACTGAAATCAAATACCCCTTTACTCCTAACTCAAATGATGAGATTATCATTCCTGATAATGTTCTCCAATTGTCAGACAACAAATACGAGAACGTCCAACAGTATCAAACTGTGATTAGAGGCGGTAAGCTTTACGATAAGATCAGCCATAGCTTTACCTCATGGCTTGTAAGTCCCGTGGTGTGTGATGTGGTATGGTTGTTACCATTTGAGGATCTTCCTCAGGTCTTTAAGGATTACATCACCCAACGAGCAGCTCGTGTGTTTGCGGGTAGTGTGGTAGGATCAAAGGAGATGTTCCAGTTTAACCAACAAGATGAAGGAATACTACGAGCCAACTGTATTGCTTATGATACAAATACATCTGAAGCTAATATCTTTGGGATTGAGACTGGTCAAAACTTCTACATTTCTTATACTCCGTTCCGTACTATTGCACGATAATGGCAGCCATTTCACAAAAGATTGGAAACCTAATTGGTGGTGTTTCACAACAACCCGACACCAATAAATTTAATGGGCAATTACGCTCGTGTGATAATTTCTATCCAGACACTGCTAGTGGTCTTACCAAACGCCCAGGACTACGGGGCATTAGTAAGCTAGCTAATGCTGTTGCTGATGGTACTTGGTTTCCGATCTTTCGTGATGACCAAGAGAAATATATCGTTCAGTTTAGTAAGGCAGGTGCTCTTAAGATTTGGAGTGCCAATAGTGGTCTTCAACAAACAGTGAATGCTGTTGCTGCTGAGTCAATTGCTTATGCTACTCATACGTCAGCAGATGAACTACAAACCCTTCAAATCAATGATTATATATTTGTTCTGAATAGGACAAAGACAGTAGAAGCAGGAACGACAGCGGCAGCAGCACAGGTTCCGTTTGGTTTTGTTACTATTAATACAGTAGCTTATAGCTCTAATTATACAATCACACTTGACAACGCAGTTAACTTTAACTACGCAACACCTTTAACCAGTGCTCCACCTCAGGCAGCGTTAAACGTTAATGATATTGTTGGTAATCTTGCCACATCAATTAACGCTAGTGGTACTTATACTGCTAATACTATTGGCAATACAATTTTCATAAGACGTGTCAACAATGGTAACTTTGCACTCTCAGCAGTTGGTGGTAATGCTGGTACATCCATCACTGCGTTTAAGGGTTCTGTAACATCTGCTGCTCAGTTACCTAAGTCGTTCTTTAAGGACTGGAAGATAAAAGTTGAAGGTAGTACTGATTCAGGTACTGATGATTACTGGGTAAAGTTTGTCACCAGTGATAACACAGGAGCTGGTGCTGGCTTTTGGGAAGAGACTATTGCCCCTGGTGTCATTCAGGATCTTAACGCCACCACGATGCCTCATGTCATCATCAGAGAGGCTAATGGTACCTTCACTTATCGTCAACTGGATTTAGCATCTGCCACTGGATCTGCTGGTCCATCCACGGTAACGGGTATTCCCACCGCAGTAACCATTAGTACTGCAACCAGTGGTGGTCACGTTGTTGGGGAACAGTTTGCAGCAAATGGTGGTACTGGTAATAACCTAAGACTTCAAGTCGATAGGGTTACTAGTTCTGTATCTTCATTTAGCTCTGCTGCTAACTCTAATACATATATCCGTCAAGATCGTACACTTATTGGAAGACAAATTGTTGGTCGCAATACCTTTAATATTTATGATTATACCTATTACTGGTACGTTAATGGGGCTAACATTGGTGTTAATAAAAACGCTGAACCATTAACAATTGGTAATACAGTTTATTCACAGAATGGAAACTTTGTAGGCGTTGGTAACGAATCAAGAGCTGGCATTAACGGAGTCACAACCATCAATGGCATCATTAATGCTGTTAGTATTGTTCAAGCTGGTCAAGGGTATACTGCTACTAACATTGTTTCAAATAGTGCGGGTGATACCTTTACGATTACAACGGTCAACTCGGCCCCCCTTGAAGGTGATGCTAGTCGTCTTAACTTCTGGAAGAATCGGGAAGTAGGTGATGCCGAAACCAACCCAATGCCTTCGTTTGTTGGGAGTCCAATTGATTTAATTTCTTTTTATAAGAACCGTATTGTATTTACAAGTCGTCAAAATGTCATCTGCTCACAGGCAGGAGATTACTTTAACTTCTTTGCTAGTACTGTAATTACAATTGTTGATAGTGATCCTGTTGATATTAGTGCTAGTACTCTAAAGCCCATTCGCCTGAAACATGCTATCTCTACTCCACAAGGGTTGCTGTTGTTTGGTGATAATGCTCAGATGCTTCTATCAACCACAACCGAAGCGTTCTCTCCAAAGACTGCTGAGGTTAACCTGCTATCTACCTTAAGTCAAACTGATCGTATTGCTCCAGTAGATATTGGTAGTAGCTACATATTCGTTGAGGAAGGAGTCAAGGCTTCTTCTATTTATGAAATGGCTGTTACGGATATCAATACTAAGCCACAATCAACAGAACTAACACGACCACTTCCATCGTATATTCCAGCTGCTATTGTTGATATGCAAGTATCGCAGTCAGCAGGAACGTTGGCAATATTAAGTAAGCAAGAAACCCGTAACCTTTACCTTTATCGTTGGTTTAATTTAACAGGTGATAATCGTGTGTCGGGGTGGTTCCGATGGATCATGCCTTCTGATGTAGAGTTCTTTACGTTTGATCACGACATCTTGTTTGTTGTTACCAAGCATGGTAGTAATTATGTATTGAGTAGGATGTCATTGCTTACTGATACTCCTGCTGAGTCATTGCTATTTGAAGGGCAGTACTTAGATGTACGTCTAGATCTCTTT